TGTGATGTATATAATTATTGCATGATAGCAATTATGTGGCAGAGAAGATTTGGTCAAGCTAGAGAGAGAATTAATACTTGGAAACGAGCAATTGAACCTAAATCAGTACATTCAACGGCTGCAACTAAAAATTTAATTATTGAAGTTAAAGCTGTTTTACACACTGTGTATCATTTATCACAAAAGAATTACACTGCTGCGTGTGAACATGCATCTTATCTAATTGCTACCAGGTATGAGTATTTGAAAGATCTTATTTTTGGTGGTAGAATTGAAGAATATGCGGGTGTATTTCATGGACCTACTATGTTTCGTGCTAGAGTTAATGACCAGAATGTTATTTTAACTCCAGAAGAATATCAGCATTTGATTAATCATTATCAAAGATTTGAAACTACAGATGGTTTTGTTATTCCCGAAAGGGTTGAAACGGAATCTATGGAATTTCTTAATGTGTTGGGAACACTTACTGGTTTTCTGAAATCCACTGGGATGGATATGAATGAAATCAAAAATGCTAATGCACATTGGACTTATGTTAACAACATATCAAGAACAACTGCAAATTCTTTGTCAATGGTAACGAAGGTAATTTCATGTTTTTGTCGATATAAATTTGGTTTTGATCCTATGGATCCAGTTTTTATGAAATTTAACATGCAAATTTTAAGCATGGTAGGAAAAATTGATCGTATTCGTGCGTATACTCCTGCTCAGTTACATGATCCTGCTATTATAGGTCAAGTTTTAGATACTTTAGAGGAAGCTAAGTTCATTAGAAATGATCCTCGGAAAGATAATGAAATTTATCGACCTTTATTGGATAGATTCAATGAAAGTTTTGGAAAATTAGAGATTATTGCCAATTTGTGTCAAGCTTATATGCCTGGTTCTACAACAAGAGTTACTCCTACATGTCTTATGATGTTGGGTCCTCCTGGTGTTGGAAAATCAGCTTTTTGTAAGTTTGTTCAAGAATTCATTGTTCGAAAAGATCATATGTTAAATCCAGATTTGCCTCCTAAGTTTCAACCTCAGATGTGTTATAATTATCATGGTAAAGAATTTTTTGAAGGATATGTTTCTTCAATGTCAAAATTTGTTATGATTGATGATTTCTTGCAAAAAACTGATGCTACTGATCGACAGGAATCTGCTGAAGCAGTTATTCACATGGTTAATACGTCACCATTTAATTTAAATATGGCTTTTGGGGGAAAAGGTTCTACTTTTTTTACATCTGACTATGTTTTTATGTCAACAAATGTTGGTAAAAATGGTTATGCTCATGCCAAGTGGAAAACTGGTTTAGAAAGTGAAGATGCTTTAACTAGACGTTTTCATATTGTGTTGTGGCGTGGTAAAGAATGTGAACCTGATGTGGTGAATAATGTTTGGAGAGTTGAAAAAGTTCCTAAAGAATTGGAACAATTCAAAGATAAATGGATTGATTCAGTTACGGCTGCGAAACTTGTGTGGAGAGCCCATGAATTGGAAAAAGCTGCTTCGGCGGGATATGAATATAAGCTTGAACGCTTAGATGAATTGATTGCAAGTGCTGATAATAATGTTGCTCTTGAAGCAAAGGGTGAAAATGAGACTATGAAGCAAAATACTGAAACGTGTTATGATTTTTTTACTCGTATGATGGATTTTTCCTTGTATGATTGGATTGATGAAGATGAAGCTGATTGGTACATTGGTATAGCTGTCATTATTTTAACTCTGCTTGCTGCATGGAATGTTTTTAAATTCATGTTTGGAAAAGAAGAACCAGATTTATTCACAGAACCTATTGCTGAAAT